GGGGGGGTGTGAATTTTTTTAGAAATTTAAAATACAGTAATCAGGTTGAACTGTTAATGATATTTCTTGAGCAGCATTTTCGTTATCCCAGTTGTAATCTCCAAAATTAGCTTCTGTGATTAATGCTCCTTTAATAATCCATTCGGAAACAATATCTCCTACAGGTCCTAAGACATTAAATGTAAGATCTTTTTTATAGAAATCACTATATCCATCTCTACCTGTTACAGATTCATGATGCAATCTAACCCATTCCATACATGCCTGAGCACCACTTGGAGTAATTGGATCAAATAATGTCATTGAAATTGTATTCCAAAGTGTTTTACCTTTTACATATCTCGCTACGTTGATATGATTTAATTGAACTGTGCCTTGAGTAAGTGAAACTCCACCTAAACCTTTAATTTGGTATGAAGGAATCCCGTCAACATATAGGATAAACCTATTCTGTTGCTTTGGCTCAAAAGCTGTATAAAATATTTCGTTCGGGTCTAATACTGCCATTGTTGTTTATTTTATTATAAATATTCTATTTTTAAATTTTTATGATGGGAATGTTGCTCCTGTTGGAAGAACATTGAAATCCAATATAATAAATTCTGCTGTTTTAGTAGGTTGTACAAAAATCTGTCCTACTAATTCATTTCTGTCTATTACATCAGGAGTATTATTACTCTCATCCATTACTACCTTAAAGGCATATAATCCCTGTCTTTGTTGTACACTTTCTAAGTATGGGTTTGTTTGTGCTAAAAATGCATTTCTAGTTGCATTTGTATTTTGTTCAAATACTAAATTATCCGATACTTGAGTTATAAAACTCTTAAGTGCTATTAATAATCTTCTAACATTTACTCTATCTAAAGCACTTGCTCTTTTTTGCAATGTTTTCTGACCAAATACTACTGTTCCACTTCCAGGGAATGTAGCTATTGGGTTAACATTTGCTTCATATAAAGTATCTCTGTTTCCAGATGTTAATTTTCTTTCTGCTCTAATTACACTTCCTAAAGCTCCTCTAATTAGACCTGCTGGTGCGAACCATGGATCTGAAGAAGCATCTGTGAAAGCATAAACTGCAGGTATATATACTGAAGCTGGTGCCCATACTGTTTTTCCAGTTCCTGCATCTATTGTTTGTAACCATGGCCAGTAAGTAGCTGCATATGAGCTATCAAAACTAGCTGCTGTAGTAGTTACAGCATTTATTTGTGAATTATAAGGCACTAGATCAACAACTGCAATACAATCTGTTCTACTTTCTGCTAACGCTACTAATGAATTAACAGGAGCGGCATGTAGTGAAGAAATTAAACCTGGAGTTGATATTACATTAAATTGATAATCATCTTTATTATTTAATAGTGCAATTGATGATGTATAATCATCTGGGTTTATTCCTTGAGTATTATCAGCATTTATGTTTTCATTAAATCTAGCATCACCATCATAGAAATTTTCACCCGTTCCACCTTGGAATGAACCTGAGTTTACACTAGGTAAACTTCCTGTAAATTCTGATTTTGCTATTCCATCATTATCAAAATATTCTGGTGTTGGTTTATTAACAGCACTTACATAAACATAAGCACTTCTATTAACAAAATTACCGTTTGTTTTTACATAATAATCTGTGCCATCTTGTTCAACAGTTTGAAATGAATCACCTATAGCTTTTGAAACATAATTTTCTGCATTAGGGTCTAATGATAAATTATTATAAGTTTCTAAAATTGCTTTTTGGTTATTAGTATCATTTCCTCTTCTAATTAGTAATGAAAAATTACCTGAAGAAGTATTTACTGATGCTACTTCATATCTAAGATTATCACTTGTACCTGCTGCTAATGTTCCACCAGCTGATGAAGTTGATTGGAAATTATTCATAATCACACCTTCAGATATAGTTTTTATTTCAAATGAAGGTTCAAATTGTAGTTGTTCTGCTGTTAGGAAAAATTGTAAATCTTTACCACCTGCTTCTGTAGCACCTAACGATTGAGAACTTATAGTTATTGTATTTCCTATTCGGTAATTTGTTCCAGCAGTTGTAATTGTAATTGAAGAAATTGAAGATGTTTGAGCAGATACATCTTGTGGAGCTATTACTACTGTTGCTTGAGCATTTGTACCATTACCTCCATCAATTGGTCTTAACGTTTGAGTACCACCAGTACTTCCTGTGATGTTTACCTCGGCATTAATCGCCGCAATAAATACATCTGTTCCTTCATTTAATTTCCCACCATCAAGGGTTGAACTAAAGATTGATGATGATGCTTCTGCAAATGAACCTGAAGCTACTCTTGTAACTAAAAGAGATTCACCTCCTTGAGAAAAATAGTTTCTTGCACCAATTGAATTTAAATAATTGTAATATTGTGAGCCACTTTTAACAGCTCCCCCAAATATTGCCTCATATTGAGAAAAACTAGAGACTGCTGTTGGTATGCCAACTGGACCTTTTACAGCTGGTCCAATAATGGCTGCCCCAAAAGTTACGGGTCTAGCTCCAATAAAAGATTGATCGTTTTCCCTTGCTAATACACCTGGAGATATTAATGTTTCTGCCATTTCTTATAAATTTATTATATTGTATTTTATTATAAATATTAAAAGTTATTTCAAAAATTTATTTTGTGGCAGTTATTTCTCCACTTTCCAGATCAATATTTCCTTCGCCATATTTTTTTTGTAATTCTTGGCCGAATTTATTTTGATCATTTTTAATTTTTGAATAATTTTCTAATATCTTATCTTTTTGTTCTTCTAAATCGTATATTCTTAATTCTACGACTCCCATTCCTCCTACTAGTTCATTTATTTGAACTTGATAGTCTTTAAGTGTTTGCAACTCTTCATTGGATAACTTATTTTTACTCATAATTTTTGTTTATTGATAAATATATATAAAATATTTAAAAATTAAATTCTTTTTCTACCATCGTCAGTAGGATTTTGAATTGGGTTATCTGCATCTTTTATATTACTTACAGTTTCAGTACTTATAGTAACTTTTGCTTTAGAATTATAAACTTTAGTAGCATTAAGTTCTTTTTGTATAGTATCAGGTATTATATACCCCCTTAATCTTATATTAAATGTACCTTTAACTAATCTATCACTCCCTTGTGTTAATTCTGTTGCTGTAGTAAAACTGTCAATAAAAGCTCTAAATTGAAATCTTTCTGGGTCACCCCAATATGCATCTGATGCGTATTCACATGATTCAATTATTTTATTTAATTGTTCCATATAGTAGGTTTGTACTAAACAAC